TACAGATGACAGTACACACACATTTGTATTGACGAATGTTAATAATACAATTAAGGCTACCGCAGGATCATCTGGTGCGGATTCAACATCTTTGATTGCACAAGGAGACCTAGAATTGGTTCAAAAAGGTTTCGATACTAGTGTAATTTTGACCCAAAAAATAGCTTATTTTAATCGATAATTATGTCTACAGGATTCACAATTAAACAATTAGGTCAGCTACAACCCGCCAATACAACGGCTGCAAGTATCTATAGTCCTGCATCTGGAATTAACTCGGATGTTAAGACGTTGGTTGTTACAAATACAACAGCCGGTGCAGTAGCATATAGGGTATTTCATGATGATGACGGAGCAACATATGATACGTCAACAGCTCTTTTTTATGATGTAAGTCTTAGTGCTAACGCCACCGATGTTATTCCTATAAATGCTGCAATGAGTGATTCGACAGGAAATTTTGCTGTAAGGACAGATACTAATAATGCCCTTACATTTACATTGTATGGGGCTGAATACGGATTATGATTATAAAAGATAAAATAGCGAATAACGACATAAGGATAGTCTTCGTTGAGGCGGATGCTCCACGGATGAGCTTACGGCACGAAGTGGACGGGGCGACTAAAGAAGTAACAGTCTACGCACGTGGTTCAGAGAAGGATTTGAAGTGTTGGTTTGATGGACGTGTAAAAAGTAATCTTCAGGTTAAAGATGATTATGAGAAGCGAAAAATAGCTCATAAAGCTCTAAAAAAGAAACCTAGAAAGGTATGAGTATTTTTAGAACCAATAGTTGGCGCTTAGCACCACAAATAGAACTTGCTAATGATGGGATTCTTTTGAATGAGAATCTAATTATTGATTATACAGATACCGAGGCTTTTTTGGTTAGAAAGGATGGTGATTCCGGCGATGTCTTTATTGTAGATACAACTAATAGTGGTGTCGGTATAGGTATTAACCCAAGAAATTCATGGGAATTAGATGTTTGGTCTGATAGTGGTAGTAATACAACATTTGGTCTTGAGTTTGATGGAGGAGCACAGTTACTTTTCCAAGCTCAGGCAGCTTTTGCAACATTTGGAACGAATTCAGATCATGACTTTTCGATTCTTACTAATGCTACACAGAGAATAAACGTGGAGTCTAGTGGTAATGTAAAGATTGGTGCTACGACTGAACCGACCAGTGCTATATTGCATATAGAGACAGTAATAGATGAAACTGTTTTGATGATTCAGGGTCACTCTACTCAAACTGAAAAGCTAACTGAATGGCGACAAGATGATGATACTGTTGTAGCTAGTATTGATAATGATGGAGATTTTGTAGTGGGAAAGATTGACGCTAACGCTACATTAACTGACGTTGCTACTGCAACGAACGCATTTGATTTCCAAACTACAGTAACAACTACAGCAAACAACGCTCAATCACATAGGGGACTTGTTTCGTCGATTGTTTATTATGATAACGACGACCTGACACATGCTGGTGACTCATTAACAGGTGGTATTTTTGAGGCTGTATTCATGGGGACTGGTACAGTAGCTGGTGTAGCGGGGCTATATTTCAACAGTACAAGTATTGGTTCAGGAACAATCACTGAAGGACTTGGAGCCGAGTTTAATCATATAATAGGAGTATTCGGCACTGCGGGTAACATGACGACAGGAACAGGTGCGAGATTCAAGCATGATAATCTAGGAATTGGATCATTTGGCACATATAGGGGAGCTCATTTCGTCAATTCAGCTACAGCTACGGCTACAGCTTTATACGCATTTGATTTCGAGACTGACTATATTAGTAACAGTAGAGCTGTTTCAGTATCAGATACCCTAGTACAGAGATACATGCCGCTTTCAACTGAAGACACTGGTATCACTTTCGATTCAGCCGACGTAGTTCTTGCGAACACGACAAGCGGAGACGTAGTAATAAATCCATTTAATGAGTTGCTTATTAACGGTACAACTGTATTAACTGGAGGTATGAGGTTGACTACAACAAGAGTTACAAACACTTATGTGGTTCTAGGGTCGGATTATGCAGTGTTTTGCGATACTGACGGAGGAGCGTTTACGGTAACTCTGCCAGTAGGTGTAGACGGACAGACTTATAAAATAATTAACTGTGGTACTTCGACTAATAATTTAACTCTAGCACCTAATGGGGCCGAGCTTTTGATAGGGGTGAACGCTAATCTCACACTAGCAGACGGTGAGTCCCTAATATTAACTTATGAAACCTCAGAAGGTTGGTATTGACATATTACTTATTTATTTTCCTATGTACTCTTACAGGTTTGACAATAGATATCAGTATCAAGAAGATGTCTAATACCCTAAAAAAATGGTAAAATATAAATAGCAATTATGTCCATTGCTTATAAAACAAAGGACGGAAAGTTAGAAAAGACTGAGGTGCAAGTTTTAGAAAAATTAGTAAAAGATTTTGATATTGTTAAAGAGAGCAAAAAACCAAAGAAATAATTTTATATGGCCACCCAACTTTCAGATCTAAGGTCTCAGCTATTGTCTGAGATGAAAATAGACCCAAACAACCGAATCAACTCGGTGGCTCTTTTGAATAGAAATATTAACAGGTCTATTCGGAAGATTCAGCAGGATGCGAACTATTCGCTTCCTCAAAACGTTGAAATTGCAACGATAACAACAGTCTCTGGTACACAGGAATCTACACTGCCAAGTAACTTTATTCGAGTAGCAAGTCCTCAAGCAGTAAAGATTGGAGGTAGCACACCACTTTATCCTGTTGATTATGTTGCACTTACAGGTGTCACTGATCCCGCAACAGATAGTGGGCGACCAATTCGTTACTATGTTCGAAAAGATGATGCTAGATGGGCAATTGGTTTTAGTCCAGTACCAGATAGTGGATTTACAGTAACAGTTCCTTATTACAAGAAACTTACTGAACCTACAGGTGATACAGATGAATCCCCACTAGATGACATGTACGATGAAGCAATTGTTCAATATGCAGCTTTTCTCACAATGCGACGCATTAAAGGATATGAGGATATGGCTACTGCATTCTTGGTCTACTATAGAGAAGCGGTTGATGACGTAACTGTGAATACTCAGACAGCCGATCAGTATAGTTCACGCGTTGGAATGCAACGAAGAGGACGAGGAGCTTACTACAACCCACGTGGTTAGGAGATAATATTTATGGCGCTTAATCGTTTAGTATTTAACAACTTTGAGACACTGAACACGGGCTACCCTACTGAGATCCCTGATGATCATCTATCTGATGCACTTAACATGGTGCGTCGAAAGGATGGGCTTTGGGAGAACAGAAAGGGAATCACTCAGTTTGGAGCAGATGTAGGGTCGGGAGAACCGATTCATAGTTTGCGTTTCTGGAAGACTGCGGCAGGAGAACGATTCCTAACTGTTGGAACTGATACAGATATTTACAGTTATACAGAAGGGACACCTTTTAATGAGGGTACTTACACCAACAGGCAGTCTGTTACAGATACAGGTCCTTGGGACTCTATCGTTTACAGAGATATCCTTGTTCTAGCAAACGGTGTAGATGACATGAGATCTTCTACAGATAACGTAACGTTTACACAGAGAGCACAGCAGGCTGGCCCCCCGCCGATTGTACGACCTAAGTATCTTGAGGTAGGAAATGATTTCGTTTCATTTGCAGGACATGCTTCAGCACAAGATCAGGTTCTTCTATCTAGTGGTGCGCCTGCTAATCCATGGGAAGGTAATGCATCTAACGTTGCAAACATTGATATTGGAAACAGTGAAGAGATCACAGGTATCAAGGCACTTGGACAAGTACTTGTTGTAACAAAGACTACACGTACTTATACAGTGGCTCTATCAGACTTTTCACGAGAAACACTTGATTGGGGTGGTGGTACTGAAAGCAACCGGTCAATCCTACAAACACAGAAGAACTCACTTTTCTTGGCATCACGTCAAGGAATTTTCGATATTTCGAAACAGAATATTGGAGACAATCAATTGTTTGGACAGCCTGAAAGTGATCCAGTTAAAACTCTGTATGATCTTACAGATGACCACACAACTATTAATGGGCTTTATACACAGAAGGAAAACCATGCGATGTGGAACTTATCCACAAGTTTAGGGCGTCTAACCCTTATAAGACACCTAGACTTTAGAAAATCTGTATGGAGTTACTTTAAAGGTATAAATGCACTTGATTGGACTACTTATGAGGACAGTGAGGGAGAACTTCACTACCTATATGGAGATGCAGGCTCAGATAAGGTGTGGGAATTGTTTGCTGGAAGAAATGATAATGGAGCACCAATCCTTTCACGTATTAGTGGAAAACGAACAGACTTTGGACTTCCAGGAAGAAGAAAGAGAATTAGATATATCGACTTCTACGGGTATATCTCCAAGAATGCAAAATGGAACGTAGAGATTTATAAGGACGATAATAATACAACACCTGCCAAGTCATTAACGATTGATTTCACTCGCCATTCACCAGAAACATCATTAGGTGGGCTTGGTACTTCCCCGTTAGGAACAGTTCCATTAGGAGGTAAACTAGATGAGGCAACAGGAGATATTCCTGTATATCCTTTCAAAGCAAGACTTCCTTTAGATGAGGATTACGAGAAGCTGCAGTGGGCTCTATGGAATAACCAAGCAGATGCAAAGGTTGTTCTAAGAACTATTGTCGTTTATACGGATACTCAAGCGCTAGACCTTTTCGACAATAATAATATTCTTTAATACATTTTTTATGTCAGACCTAAGCAATATTCCAAAACAGAGTTTTTTCTCTGAAGCGCTTTCGTCACCGATTGATGCATCACAAACATCAGGCATTGTTTTGTCTGACGTCCCTGAGTATTCACCAGGTGGGGAAACGATTTACTTAAACATTCTTGATCCAGACAATCCAGAGATAATCTCTGTAACTGGTTGGAACTCAAGTACAAATGCACTTTCAGGTGTCACACGTGGTGTAGATATCTATACAGGAGCAGGCTCAAGTGGAGTCGCTCATGCCGCTGGTACAGAAGTCGTGATTGCTGACGACTGGAATATCTTCAGTGACATCGCAACAGCAGTAAACAGTAAGGCAGATATCGCAGGAGAAACCTTTACAGGTCCAGTTGACTTTAGTGGTGCTTCTACAACGCTAAGAATTCCAAACCTCACGACAGTAGAACGTGATGCTTTGGGAGCTCCAACCAATGGAATGCTTGTATATGACACAACCGCTGGTGAGTTTCAGTATTATGACGGAGGAGCATGGCACTCAGTCGGAACCGCATCGGTGCCTAATGCATCGGCTACGGTCGCTGGTATTATCGAAATGGCAACTAATGCCGAAATGGGTACTGGTACATCTACCGGAGGCACAGGTGCGCTTTTGGTACCTCCAAATGACGAGCTTGTTAAAACTAGTAGTGGTGCTGGAGACGAAAACAAGATTCCTATCCTCGATGCTAACGGCGAGCTTGCAATGGGCTTTATCGATACATCTACAACCGCAGAAGCAAGTAAGATTCCTCTTGCCGATGGTAATGGGGATATAATCGTCCCAACAACACCAACTGATGGAGATGCAGCAGCAAGTAAGACTTATGTAGATGGTGCAGTAGGAATTCTAGTTGAATCAGGTTCATCAACAACAACAGTAGCAAATACAACAACAGAAACAACCCTAGCTACATTTACAGTAGACGCAAATACTCTGGGAACAGATGGTGGGGTTAAAGTAATGATTCCACTTACAGACTTTGATGTTAGAATTAATAATGGTGATACATTCACAGTAAACTTGAAGTATGGAGCAACAACCGTTGCAACAGCTCTCCTTGAACAGCAGTCTGGAGCAGGAATAACAAATCTTTCAGGTTCAATTGAAGCAATACTATGGGCATCTGGAGCTACTAACACTCAGGTCGGGTCAGCTTCTATTGATGTAGCGGATGCAGAGTTCACTATGGGGGGTGTTAACAACCAGTCTGCAAGAGATGTAGCCATGGGAACAGCGGCAGAAGATAGTACAGGCGCCCTAACAATGGCTGTAACGGTCCAGTGGAGTGCAGCAGCGGCTGCAAACAGTGTCACGGCGGTTGGTTATATTGCAAGTAAAATCGTTTAAAAAAACATATGGCATTAACACCGGTACAAAAATTAAAAAAAGCGGGTGAGGAACAGCACAAAGCTTTTCTCAAGACCGCTGAAGGACAAAGTCTCGCCAAACGAGAACAGCTTCGGTTAGAACAGCAAGCAATCCAAAACCCTAAAGGGGTTCAAGAAAGGATTAAACAAATGCAGCAACAGGCAGAAGACAGTGCTGCTGCTCAAAGACCACCTACACCACCACCTACTTTTATTGGAGATCTTAATCAACCAACAACTGAAGAAGATCCTTTAAATGGTGCAATGAAAACAATCTTCAAACAATGGTTTGGAGATATGTTTACTGATGATCAGTTGAATGCAATGATTGCAAACGCAACAGATTTTTCAAAAACAATTAGTACATTAGAAGGAGGACAGCAGACTGTACTTGGTGAATTAGCTTCTCAGACACAACAAGCTAAAACAGATCTTGAGACAGAACGAACAAGATTAGATAAGTTAAGAGAACAAAGAATTAAGAGTCTTGAACAGGAACGTCAAGCTTTTACAGAATCTCAATTAGGTACTGCTAGACGACAAGCACAAGAGACAACTTCTATTGAAGAAAGGCTTCTTGGTGGACGAGGAAACCTAACTACAACAGTTGGTGCAACAAGACTTGGAGGTATTCAAGAGCAGTTAGCACAAACAGAAAACCTTGTCCGAAGTAGGGCTAAGGCTCAATTTGATATGCAGCGAGCAGAGTTAGAGGGCGCAGATGCAGCTACTATTGAGCGGATGCAAGGTAATATCAATAAGATGATATCAGCTGAGAATACAGCAAGGCTACAAGCTGCTGAAACATTAGCTGGTGCAAAATTACAAGCACAACAAGCTGGAGATCAGGCTAGATTAGGAATGATTCAATCAGTTCTTGATAATCTAAGTACTCAAAAACTTGCAGCTGAAGTTGATACAGGTGTAACACAGCAAGTAAATGATGGATTCCTTTATGATGCTACTGGAAATAAGATCGTAGATGCTGAAGGAAATCATGTTCAATATCAGTCACAAGAAGAGCTTGATGATTTGATGAAATTAGGTGCAGGTGATGTGGTCTTTGATCCAAATACAGGAGAGATAGTTACATCAGTTCCAGGGGATACAAAACGACGAACAAGTGTTATTGATGGAAGAGTCGTGGACTTAGATACAGGTCAGGTCATTTTTGAAGACGGTGGTATGGCAGCTGGAACTCAAACCTTAGCAGAACAGCCGAAAGTACTCGATGCAATTAACAAAATGGAATCTATTGATGAGTTACTAGTCCATGAAGGCATGGCAGGATCTGTTGGTCCTTATGCAATCTCACGATGGACACCATTTAGTGTAGATAAGGCAGAACGTCAAGATTTTGCGGCTGGTGTCATGCAACTTATTTCACAAGAAACCATGGACACACTGGTTGGATTGAAAGAAAGAGGTGGAACTTTAGGTGCTTTGTCTGATAGTGAAAGAAAGATGCTTGAACAAACTGCCAGTAAAATAGGTGGATGGATTCAACGGGATAAAAATGGTAACCCTACTGGGAAATTCGAGGTTAGTGAAGAAGATTTCAAGAAAGAGTTGAGTCGAATACATAAAATTACAGACACTGTTCTGAGGCGTGCTGCTGGATTACCAACTGATACTCAGGTTGCTTCTACACAGACACTAATGGCTTATGCTGATGCTAGTAACGCGATTGGCAGAAGATTAAGTAGAGATGAGTACGAAGAACTTATTAAAATGAATCTAGCTGAAGAAACATGGGCAGATTTACAAAAAATTCAATTACCTTTTAGCCAAGACCTGAGCATGTCCGGAAACGGCTCTGCTGATAAGATCGCTTCTGCAATTGGACAGTTCGAAAGTGGGGGTAATTACAATGCACGAGGACCAGTAGTAACCAGTGGACAATACAAAGGAGAGCGTGCAATGGGTAAATATCAGATCATGCCTGGGAACCTACCATCTTGGTCTAAGGCTGCTTTGGGGCGTGAGGTTTCTGTAGAAGAATTCATGAATAACCCACAGCTTCAGGACAGTATTGCTTCTCATAAGATGGAAGAGATTTTTAATAAGTATGGTTCCGTAGAAGATGTAGCAAGCATATGGTTCAGTGGACAACCACTGGCTAGAGCTGGTACAGCGAAAGATGTGCTAGGAACAACGGTACCAAGCTATGTTTCTGGTGTTGTCTCGATATTCAATAAATTAGGCTAATATGGCACTTACAGAAGCAGAGAAACAAAAAATAATGGGACTGGGTTCTTTCAGAAAGATCATGACCCCAACGCAACCAACTAAGAAAAAAACCCCTGTAAAAGACTTCTTTGAAGGTTTAGCTAAGGAAGTTGTTTCAGACCTGGGGGTACTTCCAGCAACTGGTACTCGCTTTATTCAGGGTGTTGAAGCACTGAATAATGCTCGTAAACTTCATTCTGAAGGAAAGACTGAGGAAGCAAATCAAGTCTTGCGTGATTATAATAAAAAGGTTGAAGAACCTGTGTCTTTACCGTTTGGTGCTGAGGCTAAGGCAGCAACATCACCCAAAGATGTTATCTCCGGAGGTTTGAAAACTGGAAGTTATTTGGTTGGAGCAGGAGGTCTTGGAAAGGCAGCTGGAACAAGATCTTTATCACAAATAATGAAACCAGTGGCTCTTGAAGCAGGTGCTGGTGCTCTTTTTGGTACAGGAAAAGGCATTGAGGAAGATAAGGGTATTCTTGGAACTGCTGGTGAAGCACTTACTTTTGGGGCTCTTGGTGGAGCAACAGCAGGATTATTAGGAGCGGGTGGTGCTGGAATCAGGTCTTTAAGAAGTTTTTCACCAAAGGCTAAAACTAGTGTAAGTACACTAAAACCACACAAACTAGTTACCGGTACAGGTCAAGTTGTTAAAGAACAATTAGAGAGACTCCCAAGAGGTCTTCAGAGAGGAAAAGAATTTCTTGAAGAGGCAGCAGAGAAAAGAGCTAAAATAAAAACTTCAAAACCAGAAGTGGTTGAAGCTATTAAAGTTGATTTAGACCCTGTAATTATTGATGCTTATGAGGCGGGTGATAAAGCAACGAGGAAGGATTATAAGAAAATTGTTAATATCGCAGAAAAAGAGTTGGATAAGTTCGGTTCTAAAACACATTCAGTTCCAGCAGGTGATGCTGCTGCAAAACAGTTAGATCTTGTTCTCAAGTCTAAACGAAATGCAGGACAGAAGATAGGAGAACTTGCTGCAAAGATACCACGAACAAAAGTTAATCTTTCTGGTCGTTTTGATGAGGTGATGGGGGTACTGGATCAGCTAGGTGTGTCAAAGGTTGGTAAGAATAACAGACTTGTATTCGGTTCAGAATCTAATATAACAAAAGCACAAAGATCAAAAATTCAGGAGTTATTTAATGAGGTGATGACCGTTTTTGATAATCCGTCAGCGAAAGCTGTTTATAAGCGTGATCAGTTATTCTCTAGACTACAACGAGAATCAAAATTTGAGAATATTGGAGAAATGATGGTTCAGGTAGATGGGCAAACAAAAAATGTCTTCCAGTCGATGAGGGATATTTTCTCAAAGACATTGGATGAAATTTCTCCTGAAATGCGTGCTGCAAATAAAGAATATAGAGATCTGGCGGTTTTTGTAGATGATCTTGAGAAGACAATCTTTAGAACACCAAATTATAACGTGGTCAAAAATGCAGATCCAGCTCAGTTTGCTAAAATAAACTTGAGAAGAGTTCTTCAGGAAAATCAAAGCACTACTGTATATACAGAATTACTAAAAAAACTCGATGTTCTTTCAAGAGCAATGGGATATAAGGGAGCAAAACCAGAAGATCTTATACGTTTTCTTGAACGTTTACGTAAGATTTATCCAGAGACAACACCAGAAGCAGGTTTCCAAGGTGGTATTCGAACAAGTATTTCTGACATAGCGTTACAAGCACTAAAAGCAGGTGCCCCAAACCTAAAAGATAAACAAAGAGCACTAAAGCGTCTTTTGGGTATATTGAAAAAATCTAAAATAGATTCCACAGAGTTTGATAACTTCGAGCGGATAAAATTAAAGACACCAGAATTATTAGAGGCACAAGAGGCTTCTATTAGGCAATTTTTAGAAAACAAGGAGTCGATGGTAAAGCAGTATCTTGCAGATAATGGCAAGATCATGAATACAGACGATGCTCGAAAGCTGTTTGATGTTTACACAGGATCTAATTCGGCTGCTGTACATGAAGCCGCATCTCAGTTAGTGAAAGAGGCTTATGAAGTAGCTCTAAAAGAATCAAAAGCTCCGTTCGTGGCGTTTACTGGTGGTGGGTCTGGTGCAGGTAAATCTGCTGTATCAGGTAAGAAACTCATAGCAGATACCCAAACTGGTGTGATTTATGACACCACAATGGCAAGTTTTGAGTCTACAATGAATAAGATTAGACAAGCCATGCAAGCAGGTAAAAAGCCAGTAATTTTCTTTACCTATCGTGACCCTATGAAAGCGTGGATGTCAGTAGTAAAACGAGCTGCTGAATCAGGTCGAGTTGTTCCGTTAGAGCAACATTTCAAATCACATCTTGAGTCAGCGAAAACTTTGTTAAAAATTAGTAAAAAGGTCAAAGAAGTTCCTATTGAACTGAAATCTAACAATGGAACTTTGGACGATATTGCTGATCTAGCCCTTGACAATTTGAGTGACTTTGTGGTACAAAACAAGCGAGGGATGAATAAATTAAAGTTAAAAGCACAAAAATATGTCATTGAACTTGAAAAACAAGGAACAATCTCAAGAGAACTCGCAGACGGGCTTCTTGAAAGATAGAAAATCCGTAATGAAGGAGCAACACTTAGATTTGATCCAAAATAACATCATAGAAGAACAGCGTTTATCGAAGAAACTTGGAATAGAGGAGATAGATAAAAAGTTCTCATAAGCGGTGGAAAACAGGTGTAAAAGCCTGTTTTTTAGTTATCCACAGTTTATCCTCAGTTGCTCGGTATGATGCCTTGACATATGTATCACAACGTGGTACTATATGTATGTAAGGGAGTGGTTAAGCTCCCACGAAGCGAAAAACATATGAAAACTTATAAAACATGGCATATCTGCTCATATTGTGGACATGAAGGATTTACCGAAGACTTTCCACATGACGAAAAAGACACGGAATGCAAGGAAGAAATGGATAGAGTCGCCGACCCTTCCGCTGTATCAATGCAAGGCTCATTTTAAACAACATAACACCCCTTTACAAAGAACACAACAATAACGTTTTTTACTGTAACAATTGCAAATAATCCCCTGCCCCTAGCGTATACCGTACGCCTGGGATAGCGGACTATTACCGCATAACTATAAACTATATGAATTCTCTTAATCACTACACTGAAAAGGCTGTATCTCAAGCTCTAAAGAATCACGGCGCATTCTTTGCATTCAGTGACAAGCTGGGTAGCAGTCGAAGCTCTAAAAGATCCTAATTATCAACCATTCAAAGTAACTAGCTACGGAATATGAAAGACACGTTTATCTCGCTGAGAGTCTCACAAGAAGACAAAGAAGAAATCGAAAAGGAAGCACAAAAACAACACAGAAACACCTCTAATTATTTAACCTGGACACACCATGAATATATCAAACAAAAAAACAATGAAACAGATAGCTAAACAACTTGTCAAAGATAATATCTTAGGGACAAGGAAAGGCTTACCCACTCCCCGATTTCAACACTCGTTGAATGTTGGGCAAACACTAGAAACACTTGGATTTAATGAAAATGTAGTTTTAGCTGGAATGCTGCATGACACATTAGAAGACAGCTCCATGACGGTAGAGGATTTACAGGCTTATGGATTCGACAATAGCGTCATTGAGCTTGTGAAACTCTGCACACATGATGATTCGATTAAGAATAAAGACGCTAGATGGATTCACATGATCGGGCGCATTATCGACCGAAAATCAGACGAAGCTTTGGCTATTAAAATGGCTGATCTATTGGATAATCTCAAGGATTGTCACTCTCTTTCAGAGTCACGACGTGACATAATGAGAGGTATAAAAGTAAAGAATTTAATCCTGGTTTCAAATGAGGTTGACTCGCTTTCAACTTTGAACTCCATGCTTGCAAACGCATAAGCTATCGAAAGGATGGCTAGTTTTTGCTATAATAGAAAGGAACTGGGATGCTATTTATATGGAAGATAGTGGAACTTATGCAATTTATAGTACAGATAAGCTGAAAAACATTAAAAAGTTAAATCTAGATTGATCTAAATTAATCTTTATCAAACAGCCATTTGCCCACAAAGTATCCGAAGGCAATAGTAATTAGTATTTCTAACATATAGTTCTTTATTAAGGGTGACTAGTAGTAATCGGAAGGGCCATGATTAGAAAGGATAATTGAAACTATTACTATCAGATACCAGGCTAGAATAATTTTGATGAAGATAATCATATATTCACTAGTAAATTAATCCCTACCAAATCCAAGAAGATATAGAATTACTCCTAATATCAACAACAATAAGGGTATACCGTAGTTTATGAAGAAATAAGCTACGACTAAAAAGGCTGCTAGTTCTAACATAGAGTTCTTTATTAAGGGTGACTACCCACAATATAACCTAATTAAGTTACAATGTCAATACTTATGCAATGGCTCAAAAATATCTTGAGGAGAGAACCGAAAGATAGCGAGCACCTAGGTTATGTCCATAATGAGGATCACGATACAGACCCTCGTAACTTGGCATATGACGATATAGTGGTGTTTGGTGCCCCTATAATCCCTAAAGATGGGTTTATTAGTGCACGTAAGCATAGAGTTTTGAATCAGGGGAGAACAAGCTCTTGCACTATGCATTCCACTTTTGGATGTACGCATCAGACTACTAGTAAAGAAATTAGTCCTAGACACGGTTATTGGAAGATTAAGACTGATAGCAAATACCCTAGCTCAAGAATTGGATATGGTGCTTATTTAAAGGATTCTGTTGCTGTATTAGTTAATGAGGGGGTATGTGATTATGATCTAGCTCCCAATGAAGGATATGTTGGTAAAGAGGATGCGTATCTGAGGCTCCAAGAGACCCCTGAGATGCGTGAAAGTGCAAAAGACAATAAAGGGGGCTCTTACGTGTATGTGACGCGTTCTAGAGGCTCTCAGGCCATATTTGATGCAACAGTTCGTTACATGTTTGAACAAAAGAGACCGGTGAAGATTGGGATGAAATGGTACCGCGAGTATAACAAGGCTCGCAATGGAGGTGTCGTTCCAGCAAAGTTTCCAGACAGTTCATGGTCTGGGCATGATATGTGCGCAGTAGCATGGAGAGAGGATTACAATGGTGAGCCTTATTTAGGACTCATTAATTCCTGGGGACCTTACTGGGGTGATAACGGTATGATTTGGATACCCCGCAATTACTCACACCTATATACTGGAATTGCGTATGTCCCACCTGACAAGGAAACAGAACTTAAAATTGATAAAGAAATTAAGGCAGAGATTAAGATCACAGAACGTAACATTCACAAAGAGAGAGCTATCGCATATGACCTCCGGCGTTTCATCGATGAAGTATGGTTTGAAAACATTGGAACAGAAGAGCAAAGAACTGCTAATGCGGTTGCAAGGGGAATCGCTGGAAGAAGGTGGTATGTCATAGTTAAAGCAGTTACTTATTTCGGATGGAAATACAGTGACGTCAAAAACTATCTCTATGCACACAGTAGGGGAAAGACAGAAACTAAAGCTTATGAATTAGACTTCTCAATTAAGAGAAGCGATTACTTCAAGAAATAATATGAAAGTACCATCAATTCCGAGCATGTCGGGACGCAAGACTTATGCAATCGCAGTAGTATCAGTTGCTTGGGCCTTAGTAGGTCTAGGCATGGGTTGGCTTGAAAGCGACCTAGCAATACAAATGATTCAAGCAGCACTACTTGCTTCAGGAATCCGACACGGAATCAAATAAATATGAGTGACGAATTCAAGTGCGAATGCACAGAAGATCAAAAGGTATGTGATTGTCCTGTCCCTGGCGCAGAAGCCTAAGCACTTCCCTTCTCTGCCCTAGATAACACAAAACCCCCAATTTAGGGGGTTTTTTGATACCTCTATCTCGATAGGGGAGTGAGGTTATTCTTTAGGTGCCACTGGTACCACTCTAATCTGAGGCATGTTTCCTTGCTCTGTTACAAGCATTGATACAGCAAGTGAACATTGGTTTTCTTCAAGAGTTGCCTGCAATGCTTTTGAACAAGCATCTACTCTTTTCTTTGCCTCTTCTTCGAGGGCTTTCTTTGCTTCCTCTGGGGAAACTTTTTTTTCTTTATCTGACATAGACGTCAAACATAGCGCTTATGAATAATAGAAACATGATTAATGTACACGCTCCCCATACGAAATAAAGTATGATGAGCATTGGGCCACTATCTATCATAGGATACCCCCTTATGGTTGGTTTGTAAACCTTTTAGGTTGTGCATCTATCTATTATACCATTTATTCCTCTTCTTTAGGATTGCGTCTATATGGTTGCTTGCGATTGTTTCCTTTAAGCCCAAACTTACAGGTAGGGCACTCGGGCGCAGTGATAGCATTACGCTTCATTCCACACTTATCACATGTTGTATGTTCCATATTCAAATCTTTACGCTACGGCCCAGTACAGGGGGACTGACTGAGCCAAGCGTCGTTTATGCTAACGGGTGAGGAGGATTACACCCACCGCGAGTAACCGCACCGAAACTCGCAGCGTAAAGACATGAATGTTCTCAGAGCCGCCCTCAAAAACAAGCCTTGAGAGCGACAAATGAGATATACTTATACGTCGTTTAAGAACGACCCTGAAAACACTTATCCACCTTGCTCCTACCCGTGGGTGGGTATAGGAGTCGACCTTGGTGCTAGCACTCCCGTTAGAGTGAGCCAACGTCGAATAAATTGTGTTCTCTGTACCCTCCGTTGAAAGATGATACAGGGAGCAAGACCGACAAGCTATCCAGCAATTACTTTATACATTGCATCCTCACAGATAAGTGCCATGTTGCTGTAAAAGATATAGGGAATGACTGCTATGACCATCATAACTAGAACAAACAAGAACATCACTAAAGAAGATACATGATATTTCATATAGGGGCTTATCACTCCACTGCGTCGTTATCCATGTAAGCATTACCTTGGCGGCCCCCTTGCGGGAGATGACTCATAGTTCAAACGATCGGAGCAGAGTGAGAAGACCCTATAGGTCTACTCGTTTTTAGATCCACAGAAATCACAAACTTCGATATCTGGATCATCTGGTAAGTGTGGACACATACTACTCTATAACTTCTACGGATGGTTTAGATCCACCCAGCCATTCTAGGAGCTCTTCCCCAACTTTTTCTGTCATTGGTATAACACTACCATCATACATACTGGTTCGGTCTTTACTTGCATGTCCATTGTGACTCTTATCAAGATCAAACACACAAGTAAACTCATATTCAATACCATCTCTAAACTGTGGGGCAAGACCAATCTTAGTAGGCTTACCTGCATCAACTACCCAGTCTGTCTTTGCACGGATAGTAACAATAATATGTAGTTTGCTTTGTAGTATCTTCTCAACAAGTCGATTATGGTCTGGTGTAACTTGGCGCCAAGCAGCCCAAGAATTCCCAGTTTTATCAGCAATAGCACCCTGCTTATCTAGCATTCCACCTTCACCTGTCCAAGCATGGGTCAAGCTATCAATGATTAGTGTGTCATAACCAGCTTCTTCTGCAGCTTCAATTGCCATGATGTACTTATTGGCTTGGTACGGTGCATTCATTTGAAGCACATCGTAGTCAAAGTCTCCTGCATACAAATCAGCTGATCCATTTTCTGTATCAAGTATAGCTACTTTCCCTCCTAAGCCTTTTGCAATTCGAAGGGCGCTATAGGTCTTTCCAAAACCTGATGGGGCAACAAGTCCAACTCTTAGTTTTGCTTGCTTACGTTCTGCTTTTCTAAATTCCAGACTCATAGGTTGGGATTAAATGTTTTAATTGATTGAGGGCAATGTCTCTATCCCCTCTATGAAATGCTGAGATGATGTCACTAGCTGCACCTTTATCAACGACTTCTAAGTCATTCCAGATTTCAGTTTTACAACTCGCTTTTTTCAACTCGTAGAGTATACGAGATTTTTGATGATCGGTAATTTTCATACATTGAACCCTGAGAATAAGATACAGATGATACCGATAGCTAAGTAGAACTTTTCCATATTATCGTTGATTCATTCTATTAGCCATGTCGTCTACGAAAGATCGAAGATGGTCTTTACAGAGAATGTGCCCGTAATCCACGACACTCATCTTACATGAGTCTACCTGACAAGAGCTAGTATCTTTACAGGTTGGGCAAAGTGTCTCCTCTTCTAAGAGGAAGATATCATCACAGATTGCACACCCTCTAGGGTATTGAATGAACTTTTGGTCACGGTACTTAGCGCTCCTTTCTTCCTTAGTTGTCCGACTAAAGTCAGATGCTAATGAGTTAAGGATGGTGGTGCGTATAGATTGCATATAACGTTTGTTATGAATTCTATATCTAGGTTACCTTCAGGGAGACTACCTTGTCAATAGCCTTGTTTACTTATAAATTATGATCTTTTAGATACTTATCCACAGCCTCTGTGTAAAAGTCTACTTTCTTAACTCCCATTTTCTTACAATAACGATCTATTCGTGGTGCCATCTCGCGCTTTATCCAAGCACGCATATATGGTCTTAAGTCTTTATATGGCATATGTTTACAAAAATAAGACTACCCTATATAATAGAAAGCGTCAATAAATAAAACAACGCCAATGATACAAAAACGCCCAATGAAATACGAGGATGAGAGTAAAGATATAATAAATTTTTTAAGCACAAAAACTATGTCCATATGGGACAACGCAGATCTACAAGCCCCAGCAGCAGACTACTCAAACAGCAAGTACTTAAACAAACGACTTGGAGACGGAGATTCACTGGTACTCACTTTCAAGGAAGTGATGCACAAAGAACAGCGAGATGAAACCCCTGAACTTTATAGAACATCAGATGGTAAGGAATATATTTTCTACTTCACCGATGAATCAGGTGGTGAAGCAGAGATGACACAAGGAACTACACGTGGAAAGTTCTTCTCAGCAATGAGGGATGCACGAGTAGAACCTGGAGAAACAATTAACGTAAAGAGAACAGGTACTGGAGTTGATACCGAGTATACTGTCACTCGAGAAGGCACAGCACCTGTAAACACAGAAGAAGTTCCATTCTAGTCACACCTTATGCACAACCCGTCCTTGCGGCGGGTTTTGTATTTGACGTATAATAGAGAAGCATTAAATAATTTTGGGAAGTAAAAAAGACACGATTGGTTAGTGGATCTGCCTAAGGGCAGACGGTTACCCCAAAAAACCGAATGCATCCACTGACCTATCGTGTTTTAGTTTATATGAACAGAGAACTTATCTACGCATGGGCAAAAGCATACCATCAAGCAGGATGGTGTGTTCTCCCTGCAAAGAACAAACATCCTTTACTTTCATGGAAGAAGTATCAAAAAGAGCGTCCAACAAATGAGAATATTGATGAATGGTTCGGTGATGCACCAGATGATGCTCAGATTGCTCTTGTAACCGGAAAGATCTCCGGTGTAACAGTCATTGATATTGATACCCACAAGGAAGGTTGTGCATTTAAAGAGCAGCGTGAGTGCACCTGTGACCCTGAGAGCACGGAACAACTCGCACTCAAGCTTGGATCAAGCATTCTAAGTGTTACTGGCTCTGGTGGCCGACATGTCTTTTGTCAGTATGAGAATGTTGGTAACTCAGTAGGTCTTGCTCATCCACAACTTGATATTAGATCAGATGGAGGCATTATCATCCTCCCCCCAAGTTTTCATAAGAGCGGTAATCACTATGCGTGGGATGAAATGTTCATGTGGAACTCTAACAATCTTGAATACCTTCCACCTTTTCCACCCCAACTTAAGGTGCTCCTAAAAGAAAAGCCCAAGAACGATTGGAATAAGATTGTTAGTGGTTCAGGTAAGGGTAAAAGGAATAACTCCGCAGCGGCACTTGCTGGGAAACTTGTACGAAGCTTTGGTACAGAAGATCTTGAGGCAGCTTGGGATTTACTCTGCCTCTGGAATCATTATAGAAACAATCCACCTCTTAGCGATAGAGAGCTTGAGAATACATTTAAATCAATTGTAAATCTGGAGTATGGAAAAGCGTGAGTTGCCGGAGCTTGAAGTTCCTCAATTACAACCACCGGAACCATTGTCTAGTTTTATTATTGATGAAGCCACTCTCTCTAAGAAAGATATACCTCCTACAAAATGGTTATTTCCTATGCTGATTCCATCCCCAGCATTAATCGGACTCGTTGGGAGACCTGGAGCTTATAAGACATTCTTTGCCCATTGGATGGCAAGACGATTGTCACAAGGTAAAAGTTTATTTGATGAATATGATGAAGAACCTGAGTGGAGTACCGATGGTTATGGAAAAGAGGTCAAAACACTCATTATTGAAGAAGAGATGGGAGAAGAGATTGTTCAAGAGCGTATAAACATCCTAAAGGAGCATAAAGAAGAGAACGTCTATTGGATGATTAACTCTGGCTTCAGTCTTAGTAACAAAAAAAGAGTGAAAGAATTAGTAGAGATTATAGAAGAGAAAGAGATAAAGCTACTAGTACTTGATCCCTTTATTACTATCACAGGGCTAAAAGATGAGAATGACAATGCAGAAGCAAACAAAGTCATGAAGATATTACTAGATAATTTTGTTAATAACGGCCCTAAGATCTCTATTATATTCATTCATCATCCTTCAAAGTCTTCAGATGGTGATGTAATGCGTGGAGCTGGGGATATCCTAGGTAAATGTTATATGGGCTTCGCTATGGATAAAATTAGTGAATCGAATGAGATTAAGGTGAAGTGTGTGAAATCACGTTGGCACTGGCCTAAAGCATTTAAGATGGAGCTTCAAAAGCAGACAATGGATGAGGGTAAATGGTTTCAGGCTGAGAAACTAAAGTTTGTGTACAGAGGATTGATGAGTAGTGAAAGTGGTAACTCTAAAAAGGATGAGCTCAGTGAGAAGATTCTTTACTTTTTGAAACGAGACTCACACCTCTCAAGAGCACAATTGTCAGCTCTTCTTGACAGGAAAACTAATCCTAAAGACGACAAGACTTTGAAGAAAGCAATGACCTTTTTGAGCACTTCGGGCAAAATTCATTATAATGAAGAAACAAGGGTTTATTCGCTAAGGTTAGCAAAGAAATAGCGATTACCCCCCCTCCTATAGGTCAATTTGGCTTAAATTAGCGAAAAAACAAGGTATAGGGGGGGGGTAAAACTATAAGGTATATGTAATTACCCCCCCTACCCCCCCCTCCCCCCCGGGTAGTCCCTACGGGGACGACCCAGGGAGAGAGGATCGAGGCTGAAAAAAAGTATTAGATCTTATAACTTTTGACAAAATATATGGGAAAATCAGAACGAACAAAAGGGCATAGTTTTGAGAGATGGCTAGCAAGAGAATTTAGAGAATTAGGTTATGAAGATGCTCGTAGACATCTCGAGTATCAAGATGGTGAGGCTAATGGCTATGATCTGGCTGGTACCGGGCAGATTAAGGTGCAGGCTAAGGCTTATAAGCGAATGCCTAACATTCCTAAGGCTATGGCCCTTATTGAACATGGCCCAGATGATATACCTATGGTGATTAGTAAGATTGATCGAAAGGGGATATATGCCACTATTCCTTGGGAAGATATGAAGTTACTTATAAAGGCTTGGAAAATAATCTTTAAAGATCTATCTAATTGAAGAACTAAGGCGTAGACCTTTTCTTTGCGGTGAGTGTAAATAAATAAGTTTTTAAAATATGGGTTCAAGTCTTGTTTTAGGTGATTGTCTTGAAAAAATGAAAGAGTTGGATGATAATTCTATTGACAGTATCGTTACCGATCCGCCTTATGGTCTAAAGTTCATGGGTAAGAAATGGGATTATAATGTGCCTGGTGTTGATGTATGGAAAGAAGCCATGCGAGTGCTAAAGCCTGGAGGTCACTTACTGTCGTTCGGTGGCTCAAGAACATATCACCGTATGGCAGTTAATATTGAAGACGCAGGGTTTGAAATCAGAGACCAGATAATGTGGGTGTATGGTTCAGGTTTTCCTAAAAGTCATAATATTGGTAAGGCTTTGGATAAAATAAAAGGAACAACATCTGAAACCTCGTTAGCTTTTGCTGAATACATAAAAAACAAAAGGAAAGAAAAAGGGGTGACTTTAAAAGAAGCCGACAGGGTAGTGTGTGGGGGCACTACTAATTATTCATGGTTTGAGGGTCGTCCAGCAGGACAGAGGTTACCACAACCAGACGAGTATAAAAAAATAAAAAACCTATTGTTATTAGATGGTCGTTTTGACGAGTTTATAGGAGAAGCAGAGCGTGAAGTGATAGGGAAACATCCATCTATAAAAGGGAGTGGTTCAGTATTCAATGTTCCATTTGAAAATGGACAGCCTGTTATAACAGCACCAGCAACACCAGAAGCCCAAAAATACGAAGGATGGGGAACAGCCCTAAAACCAGCACACGAACCTATTGTAGTAGCTCGTAAACCTCTATCAGAAAAAACGGTTGCTAAGAATGTACTCAAGTGGGGGACAGGTGGGATAAATATAGATCAATGCCGAGTCACTTCTTCCACTTCCGCACCAAACATTCAAACTACACAAGGCCGCTTCCCAGCAAACCTAATCCATGACGGAGGAGAAGAGGTGATGGGGTTGTTTCCTGATACGGTGAGTAAGTGGGGTAAGCAGGGTAGAAGTGAGGGAGGTGCATTGTTCGGCTGGGACAAAAAGGATGCTAGAGTCAGTGAAAAGTATATGGGCGACAAAGGCTCAGCAGCCCGCTTCTTTTTTAAGGCTGAATATGAGGCTGAAGACCTCAAGCCAACTGGAAACAAAGGCTCGGCAAGATTTCTATACCAAGCCAAGGTATCAAAGAAAGAAAGACAAGGCTCAACGCATCCAACTATGAAACCAATCAAACTCATGCGGTATCTATGCAGACTTATTACACCACCGCAGGGAGTAGTGTTAGATCCTTTTATGGGTAGTGGATCAACAGGAATAGCCGCAAGACAAGAAGGGTTTGATTTTATAGGGATTGAGTTAGATGAAGAATATTTAAAAATAGCTAAAGCAAGAATTTATGGGTTCAAGTGAAAGAACAAAAGGTCATAATTTTGAAAGAGCTTTAGCTGCACGGGTTTAGCAAAGACGAAAGTGGAAAATAATCTTTAAAGATCTATGAAAAAACCAGAACACAGCATCGTGAAATTACCTTGTGAGAGATGTACTAAGTTAACTTATATGTTCTTTAACGACTTCTATGAAGAAGATTACTGTGGTGAGTGTTACGTTAAGATGGAACATTTGAGGGAAATTTACACTGAAGTTGAGTAGTTTGTTCTATACAAAGGTAGTCATTTATTATATGATGGTTATATATCATGTTACTTTTGAAGATATGGAGGAGTGTGAACGATGCAAAGATTTAACTGATAAGGATAATATTTATTACGACCCAAACGTAGGTATGTTTCTGTGTGGTCGATGCTTTATTAATATCCAATTAGCGTAGTTAATCTCAAGATAGTAATTTATATGGCACAAGGAAGAGAGTGGGATAGAGAAGAAGTTATCGAAATAGTTAAGCCCTATTTAAAGTTGGGTTACAGTGTGAATAAGTCTTGTATTTTGGCTGAAATCCCTACATCTACGTTTGCTACATGGATGCAGAATGATGAAGTGCTTCGTAAAAAAGTGGCTGCATGGCGTAACAATATCAACGCAATTGCAAGAAAAAACGTAGTAGAATCGATCAAAGAGGGTGATAATAATGAATCTAGATGGTGGTTAGAAAGAAAAGAGAAAGAAGACTTTAGTTTGAGACAGGAACACACTGGTAAAGATGGTGAGGCTATTGAGGTTAAGAACATGCAAGAGCTTACCGATGAGCAGTTAGATGAGATCATCAACAAAATGACTCAAGCATGAACCAAGACTTACAAGCAGCTTTACTAGAGAAAGCCTTAAGAGAACAGGAGAGACGCAACAGGGATAAACAAGATTCGCTGATCAGTTTTATTAAGTACTTTTTTAAAGAGGAACTTAATAAAGAGTTTCAAGTTAACTGGCATCATGAACTCATTGAAGAGAAGCTTAAGGGAGTACTTGATGGAACTACTACAAGGCTGATGATTAATATCCCTCCTGGTAGTGGTAAGACAGAATTGATTACTAAGTGCTTCCCTGTGTGGGCAATGGGACTGAGACCTGACATTAGAATTATTACAACAGGTTACAGTGCAGCTCTAACACAGAACTTTGGTGCAGAGGCACGTGACTACTACAAATCAAATACATTTAAGAAAGTATTCCCACGCCGGTCGGGAGTACGGTCAGACCAAGACACGAAAGGGTTATGGAGAACTAATGCAGGTGGTCAGTATCTAGCAACAGGGACGGGGGGAAGCATAACCGGACATAGGGCAAATTGCTTCATAATCGATGATCCGATAAAGCCTGACGATGCAGAGAGTGACGTTAAGAGGACAGCAGTGAACAGATGGTATGACAACACAGTTCTTTCACGTCTCTTCAATCCCAACACAGACGCAGTTATCATTGTGATGCAAAGAACTCATGAGGATGATCTATGTGGATACCTACTTGATAAGGCACAGAATGGCGCAGGTGAGGTTTTTGATCATATCTCGGTCCAAGCTATAGCTGAGATACAAGAGGCTTTTAGAGACGCAGGAGAGAGCTATCATGAAGACAGGTTTCCTCTCACAGCTTTAGAGAAGATTAGAAGTAATGACCCAGTTGTATTTTCAACTCAGTACCAACAGGAACCAGTCAACAAAGATACACAAGAGTTTCATGAGGAGTTCTTTCGTTACTACGAAGAGATCCCAAAGGGCTTACGTACGTTTACAGTTGTTGACCCAGCATTCAAACAACAGAAGCACAACGACGAAACAGCTATTGTTACTGGAGGATTTAGAGATGATGAGCTTTACATCCTTGAGGTGACACACGGGAGATACAATGCAACGCAACTCATCGACAAGGTTATCTATCATGGACTCAAATGGCACCCAGAGAAGATTGGTGTTGAAGGATTTCAAGCGCAGACAGTACTTGGTCAGTGGCTTACAAAGACGATGAAAGATAGACAGCTCTATGTACCGGTAGACGAGATCATGCAGAAGGGATCGAAAGAAGAAAAGATCCGTGGACTGCAAGGACCGATCCGGCACGGGAAAGTATTTTGGAAAAAGGACATGCAAGCCCTGGAAACACAGCTTAAAAAGTTTCCAAGAGGTCGTCATGATGATATAATAGATGCAGTACAGATGCTTTTTCATTTCTATAAAGTTCAACCAAGTGTTGACGACAAAGATTTTAATCTTCAGGTCCAATACGACCATTTAGGAAGACCAATATTTACATAATATGGCTAGAGCACCAGGCAAAACAATTGTTAACAAAGCTCTCCAAGCCGTTACATCCACAAAATCATCTTATAAGGCCATGAACGCTAAGCGTCGTGAGCAACTTGCTGAGATTTACAGGGAGGTAATGAGCTATGCTGGAGAAAAGCAAGCTGATTGGAGTTCAACACTCAAAGTCAACTTTGCAAACCAGATTGAATCACTCGTTACTGCACGTTTAACAGCAAAGAACCCAAAGTTCATTGTTTCATTACGTCAGAACACTGATGCAATCGTTGATCGTTACTTCAAAGTATCCAAAGAACCAGGACCAGAAGCAGGTCCACAAGAGATGGCGGAGTTCGCTCAAAAGAAAGTAGAACGAGAGAAGTTTAAGAATGAAGTAGACGAATGGGCTACAGCTATTCAAGACTATCTGAACTTTGCTTTTGATGAGTATGGCTTCAACGCTAAGATTCGTCAGGGAGCTAAATCACTTGTGCGCTATGGAAATGTTTATGGAACCGTAGACTACAAGCATGACGTGTTTCGAAAGAAACGTGATGGAAAGATTGAAGAAGTAAAAGCAGATGAATACCCAGCCTTAGAGATTGTGTCATGGACAGAGGTTTATCTTGATCCACGGTTTATCCAGGTGTCTGATGCTCCATCTGTTATCTGGGAACATGACAAGGTACGACTCGGTGAACTCTATGCTCAGAAGGAAGACCTATTCCACCTTGATAAGATCAAGCTCATCAACTCAAATGAGTTCAATTCAGAGAGGCAAGAGGTTTATCAGCTCATGATTACCTCAGCAACGACAGGTGAAACAGAGGCAAAGAAAGTTAAGTACCTCACGATTGATAAGTTCTACGGATATTTTAATCCTACAAAGAACCCAGAGAACGAAGGTATCTACGAGATCTGGACAGTGAATGACGCTATTGTCATCAAGGTTAAAGAGATCCCACGTATTCCAGTGCACAGTGCAGGTTGTTTCGAAGATGTAGAGCAGCATTACTCCATCGGATACATCGAACCAATCCTTGGCTTACAGAGGGAGTACAACTTCAAGCTGAACAGTGCTGTTGAGTACATCAACCAGTCACTGAATCGATCGTATATGTGGGACCCTAATAGTGGTGTTAATCCAAAGACACTATCTAACCTTGGTCCAGGATCAATCATTCCAGCAACAAAAGGAATCGAGAACGCATTAACAGGTGTACAAGAGATTCCACATCGAGACATTAACCAGTCTTATTTCGCTAATAGCAACGAGGTACGTCGAGACATGCAGTCTCTGACCTTTACGGTCGATACCACAGCTCCTACATCCACACAGGGCTTTACAAACACTGCTACGGCTGTAAGGGCTAGGTTCTTTGAGAGTAACGTCATGTACTCGGATACCCTCAAACACTATGAAGAATTCATCGTCAGACTCGCTTACGACATGCTCGACGCCATCGCAGAGAATGCGAAGGAAGACATCATCATCGCGAAGATGGGAGAAGGAAGGTTTAAATGGGCAAACAAAGAAATCTTTGAGGATGCACCGTTACGTTACGCTATTCGTGTTGAAGTTGGGTCTAGTAGTTTTGACACTATTGAGAATCGGCGTGAAGACGCTCTTGCATTCTGGACTGTACTTAAAGAAGCTGCTGCGGCGGGCGCTGATGTTGATCTCAACAAGGGCGTTGAAGAAATCATTAGATCATTCGAAAGGAAGGAATCAAATGACTTCATCAAGAAAGATTTCTCGTCCATTCTGGGTCTCATTGGTGATAGAGCACCAGCACCTCAAGTCGGAGTGCCAACAGTCAAAGAAACGGCGGCGATAGCAGTAGCAGAGCCAACACTAAGCAACCCTGCTGAGTTAACTAAAGCAGTCGTTCAGGGGAAGCTAACAGCATAGTATGTTTAAAAAACTCAAATCCAAGATAAAGTTCAACGAACAAAAAGACATGGAGAAATTCCATGAACGTCGAATGGAGAGTGTGAGAGCCTTGGCACAGGACGATAACTTCCAGGCCCTCATCGAATATTGGGAAATTGAGTATGAGATTATTGATAACAAGATAGACACCTTAAAAGGGAAAGAACTAGAGATGGCGGTTCTCGAAAGAGCCGTGATCCGTAAGCATTTATTCTGGATGCAGAACATGCTTGAACAACATTAGTTCATCTACTCTGCCTCTATTGGGGGGGCAGGGATAGGCGAATTAACGCCGACCTTTACAAACTAAGATATTCCATATGGAAGACCATAACCTTGAAGAGCGTACCCCCGTGGAGAATGCGCAAAATGAGGCGGTTGCCGAAAGTGCAGCCCCAGAGACCCAGTCGGGTCAGGACACGCTGCTCGCTGGTAAGTTCAAATCAAGAGAGGACTTGATTTCATCTACAGCCGAGCTTGTTAAACAAGTTGAAGGACGGGACATGAGTCCTACAGAAGTCCTTGAGCTTTCTAAGCAGGATGATGATGCTTTATCAAATTCCTACAAAGGATTAGAACGCCGATTCCACACCGATCGCCCTGCTAAGGCGGAGAACGACGGTGAGTTAGCGGAGGCTGAAAACCTGCTCGATGAGTGGGCACGAAAACGTGGCTTCGTCCTAAAAGGCGAGCTACAAGCCCAAGAGTACGAAGAGAAAGAATTAACGACCTATTTTGCTCAGAGACCTGACGCAAAGAGTCGTGAAGATCTTATCCGAACACTTGCTCAGACAGAGGGATTCAAAGACAAAAGTTTCGCAGAAGTTGATTCGTACATTACGTCTCAATTTAAAGACGAAGCTGGAGTCAAAAAAAGCCGACCATCGAAAATGGGACAGACCGTCATCGACCCGAATAAGAGTCTTGACGATATGTCAGATGATGAATTTTTAGATGTTATTAGTTCAGGTCGAGATAGTTCGCTGCGGCGTAGTAACGGGTAGTAACTCGACTAGGCCATTTATTAAGTGAACATAAACTCACACTATGGCAAACTCACTCAGTCCATATTTCCCAGAGTTTTGGGCACGTACAGCACAGGTACTCCACAAACCACAAGCAATCTACCGACAGATCGCTAACTTCCGTGGAGAGTCTGAAATGAAGAATGGAGATGTATTTCACAGAATCCTTCCTAATACGACCCAAATCCAGGACTACTCACGATATTCAGACATCGATGCACAAGACATCTCTGGTACAAACCAGTCATTGACCGTTGACCGAGAAAAGGCTTTCCGATTCGAAGTAGACGATCTTGATGAAGTGCAATCAAACCTTTCACTCGCTAAGACTTACATGAAGAACGCAGTTCGAGATCTTTCAAACGTTCTTGACTCTGACGTACTTTATGAAGCGCTTAACGCGACTTCAGAAGTTGATGATGAAACTATTGGTGGATCTTCAGACACTCCAATCACACTTACTGGTTCAAACGTGTTCGAATCTCTTACTAAAGTGCAACAGAAACTATCTGAGCAGAACGTAGGACTCGACAGCCTTTACGGTGCTATCGACCCTGCAACAGCACAGATTATCGCTTCACAAGTTGGAGCACGAGAAACATCATTTGGTGATGAAGCAACACGAAACGGTTTCAATGGAAACATGGTTCGATACAACGGAATGGACCTTTACGTGACAAACAACTACACAAGCTCTCTTGAGCTTTCAATTGCTACACAGCCAACAAACGGTGACACAGTAACCTACACAATTGCAGGTGAAGATGTACTATTCACATTTGTTACAACAATCGGAACAACTGCTGGAAACGTACTTATCGGTGCTTCTGCTGATACAGCACGTGCTAACCTTGAGACTTTGGTTAATGCTCCAGGAACAACAACTGCTACAGGTGTTGCTCACACAGGAACTGATCTTTACCTATTGCAACAATGTGTTGCTGTAGATACTGCGGCTGATGATACTCTTGACTTCTACGCTAAAGGAAAGAGTGTTTCAGGTGCTGAAACTCTTACTGATGGTACAGATGGATTCGTAGCAGCTAAGGCTTCTAAATGGCTACAATTTGGCCGACGAGGAGCAGTTGACATGGTTGTACAATCACGACCTAGTGTTGACATGCGAAAAGAATCACGACGCTTCGGAACAAACATCATGGGGAAATCTCTCTACGGTGTACGAACATTCACAGACGGTGCTGCAGAGCTCTGTTCTGTACGAATGCTTCTAAGCTAAGTCTCGTATTGAGCTTTAGTTAGGAACAAATGGTAAGTGGTATGGGAGGGGCATGACCCCTCTCCATATCCTGCCTTAACTGGGCACAAAATAAGTTATGACTAATTAAGAAATAAATACGATATGGCAAGTACAAAAATTTATAATAGAGATGTTGATCTCGCTGGAGATTCTCGTCTCGTAAAAGGTGACACAGTACTGATTGATTCAAACGGTAAAATAATTGAATCAGCAGGTATCGAAATCGCAGATGGAGATGCCTTTGAGGACACGAATAGTAATGAGATCCTAGAGTTTACTGTTACGGCAAGTGCTGTAAACCATGTGGGCATTTCTAACACGGGTACAGGTGTAAGCCCTGTATTCATTGCGGAAGGTGAAGCCAATACAGGTTTCAATTTCGTAAACTCAGAAGCAGAAGAAGTTTTGATCTTAGATTCAATAGCGTCTTCTGTTAATGAATTAACTATCTCAAGCGCAGCTACAGGTAGCGGACCAATCTTAGCGGCTACTGGTGACAACACTAACGTAGACGTAAATATCAACCCTAAAGGTACTGGTAGCATTATTTCTACTAGTACAGAAGCAGGAGTGACAGGAGCAGGACTAGTCCTTTACCAAAACTCTGCTTCACCAGCTTCAATGGATGCTCTAGGTGTTATCACCTTCAGAGGAAAAGATGACGGTGGCAATGTTACTGACTATGCAACATTAACCGGTATCCTTGCAGATCCGACAGGTGGTGCAGAAATGGGTGGTTTGCTACTTGGGGGACAAGACCAATCAGGTTCAGCATCTAATTGGATGTCTATTACTAGAGAAGGTACAGACGTTAAGCTCTCAGCTTTCAACGGTGGCGATAGTGTAACAATAGATACAGACTCATCAGGTGATATTAACTTAAGTCCAGCGGGATCTGGTCAATTAGTTGTTAATAAGCCAATAGTGCTTTCAAGCACTGAAACAATCGCAGCAGGTGGTACTTCAACTGCAATGGATCTAAAAACTACAACAAGTTACGTAGATTCGGATGCAGGTGGTGACGTCTTTACTCTTGCAGACGGTACAGACGGACAGCAAAAGACAGTTATTATGGCTAGTGCTACAGGCACAGCTACAATTACTCCTACAAACTTTACAGGTGGAACTAGCGTAACTGTTGCAACAGCAGGAGCTACGGCCACATTCCAGTTTAGTACAGCCGCAGGTGGTTGGGTGCTAATTGGTGAAAGTGCAGCTACAGTGATTTAATAAGATATATCTTATATGGCAAGTACAAAAATTTATAATAGAGACGTAGAACTCGCAGGAGGAGCACGTCTAGTAAAAGGTGACACAGTACTGATTGATGAGCATGGAAATATTGATGCTCCTGTTACGACAACAAATCTAACAACATCAGGAAATACAACTCTTGGAGATACTTCAGCAGATACACTCACAGTGCCTTCTTCAACTCTTCTACAAGCAGATACGCAGATTGCAGATAACATTCCGCTTAATTTCGGTGATGGTGATGACATGGTTGTTACCTATAATGATCCAGCAGATACTGTAACGGTAGACTTTGCAGGTACTGGTTGCACATTCTCAATTAACAATAATAATGGTTTAAACATCGTTAGCACTGATGCCGGTGCAGAGGGGCCAATATTTACGCTTTATCAAAATTCAGCAAGTCCTGCGGCAGATGATGAGGTGGGAATGATTAGCTTCGCTGGAGAAGATGACGCGGATGCACAAGCGATCTATGGACTAATTAGCGTTAGTATCGATGACACTTCCGCTGGTGCAGAGATGGGTACAATATCTCTTATCCCAGCGGATGCCTCTGGTGATCCGGATTCAGGAGTCGATTTTGCATCAGATGGTTCTACAGTTACCATGCAAGCGATTAATACAACCGATACGGCAGATTTAGAGTTACTTTCAGGAGACACAGGAGGTAATGTTTTGCTCTATGCAAGGACAGGATTTGTCTCGATGACAGGTGTAATACAGGAAATCACAGACACAACTGCTATCGACGCAGTATCACATGTATCAACTCTTTCTAATGGAGGAGCTCAGGCAAATGGGGTTTCAGATGGTACAGAAATTGGACAAATGAAAGTGATTCTCAACTTAGGAGCTGGTACGTATACGACAACTCCAACTACTTTCCACAATGGAACTAGTCTTACGATTCCAACACTCTCGTCTATCTTCCTTTCTTGGACAGGTGCAACAGGATGGGCTGTTCTTGGAGGTGAAGGTTACACAGTAAACCCATAGTTCTTTTCTCAGGGGCCTTACGGGCCTCTGGATAAGAGAATTAACTCTTAAGACTAATTTATTAAGCAATTTTATGTATATAAATAAATTGCCCAACGCTGCTGCGAGTAAAATCGCTGTTACAAGCACAGCGACAAAGCTCTATAGCCTTATTGACACTGCAGCTAGTGAAGCAGCGGGGTTAGAGAGTCTAAATCTTAACGCAGTTGACCTTATCGTTGAGGACGGAGATGTTCGTGCTCTTTTTGACGATAATACACCTACTACTGCTAACGGTCTCCTGCTTTCTTCAGGAAATACTTACTACTTTAGAGGAGTGCCTCTTGATAAGCTTCAATTGATCCGCGTAGGTGGCTCAAACGTAGCCTGTTCTGTACAGGTTGGACGAAGTGAACCAGGAGAAAGCACAAATGCATCCGCTCATGAAGTAACTTTAGAGGCAGGATCAGTCACAATTGGTGCTGTTAGCGGTGCTGATATTGATGACAGTGCTTTTACAGCGGCTACCGATGGTGGTCTTGTTGTGATGGGTTACTACAACGATGCTGGAGAGTCAGTAAACGATGGTGACAAAGGTGCTATTGCTATGAATTCAGAGAGACATGTGCTTGTTCAAGCAGATGGTTATGACTCAGGGACAGATTCAATGAAAGGATTTGAAGTAAGTCCTCTTTCTTCTCACCATGTAGAGGAAACATTAGCTGATGTAACGGACGGTACTGATGGAACATATTACTACTACATGGACATGGATGGGTACAGGAGTTTCTCACTTCAGATGGAACTTAGTGGTGGATCTGGAACATGTACTGTCACTATTGAGGCTACAAACCAAGATGATGATACTGCAGCAGCTTCATGCACATACCAGGACGTTACCAACGCACTATTTGGTGCAGCTACATTTACAGCAAGTAACTTCTTGATCGCCGACACAGCGGTTGCTTTCAAATATGTTCGAGTTAAAGTTGTTGCAGCCACAGGAGCGTCTGATGATGCAGACTGGACTCTCTACTCTAAGAAAATGTTCTAACATATAAATATGGAAAACGTAGTACTAAAATATATTGCTCCTGAAGCTCTGAAAGAGGTTGAAGCAGCAGTAAAGGAGGTCAAAGTACCTTCTATAACAAAAACACGCGTAGAGAAGACTGTAGAGGCTCTTAAGTGGGTAGGGGTTAACCCAGTCCCATTAGCAAATTCAGATCTTGCGGGTCTTGGACACAAAGCAATTGCAGAGAAAGTGGGATTGACCGTAGAGCAGGTAAAAAAGGTTCAACAAGATCTAGCAGAGGCGAAAGCAGAAGTTAATAAAGAGGAAGAAGTAGCAGAATAAATATATGGCTTACCCGAAAATAAATGATGTAGGGTGGGTTTTTAGAGAGTCTTTCGATTCCGTTTCTTCCGTGATAGATAATGGGGGAACACTAGACCCTGCGAGCACTGTTAGCGGAGGTTTTATGACCTGTGTTGCGTCAGGGGTGGATTATAATAAGTATTTTTACTGGATGTGGGAGACTGGTTTTTCGATTATGCTGTGGATGCAGGCTAACGCTTCTGTCCCAGACACAACCTATAGAAGATTTTTGAGTTACCGCATTGATGCTGACCACACGTTGATAGCAGCGGTTAGAAGATCAGACGGGACAGTTATACTTCAGTTAAGGACAGCCTCTGGGAGTAACACGTTGGCAATAATTAGTGGGCTTACACTTAATCAGCCTATATTACTTACGCTGACTTACGATGGAACGAATTTCTCTGTTTATGAGGACGACAGCCTGCTTGCAACCACTAGTGCTTTAGGAGGATCAGTAATTGGTGAGCCATCTGGTAATCTTGTATTGGGTATCGGCAAAGGGCCAACCGCAAGTTTTGCTGGAGTTATTAGTGAGGTGCAAGTCTTTGATAGAGCGATTTCTTTAGAAGCGATCGGGGACATATATAACCAGACAATATTCTCAGAAGTAGATGATTCAAAAGCTCTTGTAAGCCTTCCCCTTCGAAGTAATTATTTTGATGGTTCAGACCAAGTTACTGAGAATATCGGTAGCCCGGGCGGAACAGCTCAACTTGGAGATGGAACAACCTCTTCTACTTTCCCAACACAACTCGCACCACACGGTATGAATTTTGATGGGGGTGATTACCTTAGTCTTGATTCAGGTATTGTTGATATCACATCTAATTTCACTGTTATTGCGCAGGTTATAAAAGAAGATAAAGGCGCAACCTCAGATAATGACAGGTTATTTTCTTTTATTGATGATGCAGATAATGGATTTCAGTTTATATATGACCAAACAACTGGAAAGTATGCTGTTTATTTAAGAATTGCTGGAAGTAATATTATCAATAGTTTGACATACGGGTCATATGATGAAGAAAGAATCATTCATTTATCTTATGTTGTCTCTGGAGGTACTGGTTCCTTCTACAGAAATGGTGTTTTAGTAGAAACTGATGGAAGTACATCGGTTTCACTTGGAGGCACAAGTGGTTATGATATCGGCAGGAGAGCTGATGGTACATCTACAGGTTTCTTTAAAGGAAGCCTCTTCAAAACGAATATATTTGGTGCCGCGCTTACAGAAACCCAAATCAAGTGGCTTTATTCAAAAGATGAAAGACTTCTAAACATCTAATATGGCATCAATTAAACAACAATTAGAAGCAAATATAGTAGGTCACTGGAATTTTCGTACTAGAGCTATTAAGGATTTAAGTCTGATTATATGTCGGAACAAGATTTAGTAAAGATCCTAGAAACACTAGCGGATTTACGTGAACGTCTTGTACGTATTGAGACAGAGGTTAGAGGGGAACACGAAAAATCGAATCGAATAAACAGTAGGATTAGTAAATTAGAAGACGACATGGACGACATGAGAGAATGGCGAGTAAAATTTGTAGCAAAATTCAGTACATATTCTGCAATTGCATTATCAATTGGTGCCTTTCTTTCACAGATGGTATTAAGTTTTATTGGTAAAGTTATATAATATACCAAAGATCAAAGGATTCAGTACAACAAAAGATCTATTTAAAAAGGTAAGAGATAAAGTAGAAGCTAAGGTTAGAAAGGTCACTAAGAAAAAGAAAGCTAAATAGTCCATATGGCCGATGAATTTTCACAAAGAAAGTTGAAACAAGAGTTCACGGATTATGTAATCCAAAATGAATCACGTTCTCGTAAGATTCTTGGTGCTATCGGTGATCTATCTGATACAACAGAATCACTGCTCAAGTTAAAACAGGAGGGTGATCTTCATGGACCAAAAGGTACTAAAGGAGATCAAGGGCCTCAAGGAATAAAAGGTGAACAAGGAACTGCTGGCCCTCAAGGTGAACAAGGACCGCAAGGAGACAGTATTACTGGTCCTCAAGGCCCCCAGGGAGCCACAGGAACCCCTGGGGTAGATGGAAAGGAAGGTAAGGCTGGAGAGCATGGAATCAACGGAGAGAACGGAGAAAATGGAGAAATGGGACCAATGCCAAAACACGAGTGGGATGGTGCAAGACTGCGATTTCAACTTGATGAAGAGAAATGGGGTGATTGGATCACACTTGCAGACTTCAATAATGGTGTCGTTTGGGCAGGAGACAGGAGTATTGAGGTTCGTGACGGGGGGACAATCGTCTCAGGAAAGATCAGGACGTTGAATTTCGATGGTCCTGATTTTGTTGTAACGGCAGATGGATACACAGCAAATATTGAACTGGATGGATCTGCCTATGATGCTATTTATGCAAGATTAGACTGTACCAACCAACCATTTACAGGAGATGTAGAGGTTAATGGAGTTCTTACAGAGAATGGAGCTAATGTCTACACAGTATTGCAGACAACACGTGATTTTTACGTGAATGGTTCTACAGGATCTGATAGTAATGATGGACGAACAGCATTAACACCATTCCTTACTATTCAAAAAGCGATGGATGAGGCTGGATTTCAGGCCAGTAATGACCAAACTATCATTAATGTAGCGGCTGGAACCTATACTAGACCTAACGTTATTGTTCCTATATATGCTGTTGGTGAAATTCTTGTTTTAGGTGACAGAACAACACCAGCAAACGTAGTAGTAGATGGTCGTTTAGAT